CATGTTGCTCCATTTATTGCTAAATATACATCCCATTCGTAATCATTATTATATCCTTGTGCGCCAGACCAAACAATCATGACTTTTCCTGAAACACTCATAGTTATGTCTTTAGTATTAGCAGTTACAAAATTTCCATTTCCATACAGAGTAGGATCTACTTTGCTGTCAGCTTCTGGAACAGTAGCGGCATTATTTTCTAACAATCCAGTAACTACTGTCCCATTTATCAGTATGTTATCGGCATCCAAATTAATGGTACTGGTTGACCCATTGGAGTATAGCTGAAGCCCTGCAGTGACATTGTTAGCAGTCGCTTTGAGCCAATATCCAGAATTTACCTTTCCATCGAGCGTAATCATGGTTGAGGCAAACGAGCTTGCGCTTGCTCCTTGTCCACCAAAATTTGAGTTAATTGAGTTGCTTACACTTGCTGCTGTAGCTGCAGTGTTGTTCGCTGTGTTAGCTAAATTGTTAGCGTTTGTTGCTACTGTAGATACAGATGCGATCGTAGACCCAACAGACGTACCATTCGGGTCTTCCATCTGGGCTTTTAGTACATTCAGCTGAGTTGCCACAGCTGAGTCAGCATCCACAGTTGTCCTGTAGTCCGTCAGCAGCAATGCCCCAATAGAGCTACCATTTGGATCCTCTATCTGTGCTTTGAGAACATTTACCTGTGCGGATATGGCAGCATCAGACTCTGTCTGTGTGTAGTAATTTTGGTTTAAGGTTGCACCTATAGAGCTGCCATTTGGGTCTTCCATGGTTGTTTTCAAATCAGTTACAGCTTGTGCAATGGCGATGTCTTCATCGACCATAGTTCTGTACGTCACGTCTAGATGCGCGTACACGCCATCGACTTCATCTGTTAAGAAAGTCCGTACTGCATTCACACCATCAAAGGTCTCTGTAACATCAAGGATTTCAATACTACCAATAGACAGACGTCCTGAAGTGCTGCCAAAATAGTTTTGCCTGATGTACAGATACAGCTTGTTTGATGTTGGTGCAGTCAGGTCTATCCTTTCAGATACTACCAAACCGTAATCATCCATCTTTACTGTGTTGGCAGAGACGTACACATTCAATGTACGTACGCCTTGATTGATAGTTACATAATCAATGGTAGGAGACACTTCTTCGTTTGCGTCTAATGTGGTTCCGGTTTGAGCCACTGCACCAATTCTGACACGGCATCCGTTGCCTGTGCCATCATCAATAGCTTTGAACTTAACCTGGATCTTGTACACACGCTCAGGATCAAACTCGATCGGCTGTGCTGGACCCAAGTTAGTATTTGTCCCATCTGCAAATTCAAAAGCTTCACCAAAATCAGCGTCAGCTACGACAAATGTACCGTAGTTGCCCAAAGTTGATTTAGCGAGTGTAGCAGAGGAAAGCTCTAGATCCTTACCCCAGAGGGATCGTGGTACGTGTAAGCTTGAGCCAGTAAGCGGCACGAGGTCTTTTTGAGCTTTGTCTCTAAAGTCATCTATGCCTTCTTGAAGAGAGCCATAGGTGTACCCTGCAAGCAGATCGTTGATAGATATATCAAGAAGGTTTTGAGCATCCTCAATGCCTTCAATCTGTCCAAAGAACCCAGGGAGAACCACGTTGATCATGTCAAATATGGCTTGGTTCAGGTCTGTAGTCTGCCCATCAATGTACGTTTTGATAGCTTCAATTTCAGCCAAACGTAGAACGTGTTCTGCTGTAAAGTTTGGTATCACGCTGTTGATATTTGCATTCAAAAGCGTCGTGAGATTTCCTTCAATGCTTGTCTGAAGCAAATCTAACTTAGCTTGATACCAATCTTTGAGCTTCTGAATCTCTTCATCAGTGTAGGTGGTAGCGTCTATACCTGTTTGATAGATGTTGCTGAGAGCTACGGCCGCACTTGCTTTGCCGGCGTCAGCATCAACCTGAGCTTCATCAATCCTAAAAGAATGCGCATCTAACGTGTCTGTGATTGTCTGGCTTGTCTGTGTCAGCAACACATCCAAAGCTGTGATGTCTGCCTCGATCTGAGGCAAACGGACGGCTTCTGTGGCATCAGCCCAAGCCTGAAGATCAAGTACTGCCATTAGATAAAGCCTCGGATTTCCAGTTTCTCATTTGAATCTTGATAAGACCGCTGCATCATGTCTTCTGCTTCAGCGATCTGACAGACACGCTCATACTCACCAAACAGCCTCTGGCCTTGCATAGTGTTCTCTTCGCCGCCAATGCTGGAGATCACTCGGGCTGCCACATGAAACACCAAAGCTTCTTCCAAGAAGGGGTGGATCGAGATCTCCGTGTCTTCGGATGCATCTGCAGAAATGGTGTCGTGTTTTTTCAAATACTCAACAGTGAGAACCACATCAGCAATTGGCTCTTTGATGAACATCAGATCATAGTTCAACATCATCACACCGCTAGGGCATGATAGATCGTTGATGTTGATTTCCCTGAACCGTTCATAGTCCTCAGTTTCGTTACGCACGCCACGTACCTTGAGGAGACCGCCAGTGAATGGCTCTTCAACGGTGTCCGTGATGTAGCGTACAGCCAAGTTGCCCACATCGACATTTGACACAGCATGAACAGGATTGAGCCAGTAACGCTGGATCCCCTCTTGGAGGGTAACATTTACATAATCAAGCTTATGAGAGAACCTTCCATAGATCCTGGTAAGGGCTCTGTTGGTGTATGAGATGATCCTGGGACGATCGTATTCTGCAATGTCCCCTGACCCTTCCAAACCAATAGATAGATTGTTCAGCTCGCCATATGACAATGCTTCGTAGAGTTCACCAAGTTTCATGACACGCTCCTGTGCTCAGACGATGTAAGATGAGAATGAGGATTCTGTGTCCATGGAATCGTCATCAAAATGCCAACGGTCTGTACGATCGTCGTATTCGGTGATGGCTTCTTCACTTGGTTTCCAAGCCTTAAGATACGGCAACATGGAGATTGTGTCTATGCAATCATCGTGTTTGCTTTTGAAGCCTGTGCCTGTAGCCATTGTGATTTCTTGTATGAACTCACCCATGATCTTGGATGATTTCATTTCGACAGGGAAAAATATCTTCCCTGCTTTGAACCATGGAACAACCAGATTGAACCGAGACAGCTTGTCAGTCTCAGGTCTGATCCCTGGCTCTCCGTTTTTCCCAGGCGTCAGATTGAACCAGATATTCCGGTTCATCATCTCGTTCTGGATCCAGTTGATGAATGCCCCCTGCTGCCCTGAGATCTCTACCCCGACAGACTGAGGCTTGTACTGAGAAGCCAGCCTGAACAGACCGTTCAGATTCTTGTCCATGGTATCCTTCTCCAGATAGCCATCCACCCAGAACCAGTCACCATTGTGATTGTGTGCCCAGACTGAGATCACCGAGAAGTCAGCAGATTGCTTGGCTCGTGTGGCAAAGTCTGTGGTGATGTAGAAGTTAAACTTCCCACGGTTCTCCATCAGGTTCTTCCGTGAGTACCACCGAAGCTCGCTATCTTGTACCAGGCGTTCCTCTTCAGAGGTGATACGTAGCATAAGTTCCTGCATGAACGCTGAGATCTTACCCGTAGCCAGAGCCGTCTCATATTGATCCAGGACAAACTCATAGGTGAACCTGTCTTCCCAGGCTCCCTTAAATTCTTCTTTGGTGCAGGGGAATTTCTCACAGACGGGGTAGACGTTTACGTGCCATCCCCCTGATTCAACAGCCTCATACAGGATGTCGTTTTTGTTGAAGGGCGTGCCGTTAAACACGATCTTTCGACGCTGCGGATCCAGTGCGTAGTCCACACCTTTGTAGACAGTGTCTTTGATAGCCTCCATGGCCACCTTGGACTTGGCATCGTCATCTGACACCAGATCATCAAGCACAGCCAGCACAGGACGTTTGCCAAAGATCTTGGTTCCCCGAAGGCCTGTCTTGGCACCGAACATCTTCACCCCAAGACGGTGACCATTCTCATTCACAAACTCCAGATAGTTGTCTGTAAACTTAGCTTCTGGCAGCCACTTCTGTAGGAAATCAGAGTTATAATATCTGAACTCGATGTTCTTACGGGCAGACTTCACACCGTTGTCCATAGAGTCAGAAACATAGATCATACCACTGATCTCACCAAAGCCTTCGATCTCTCCAAAGACTGCAATGAACAGAACCAGATATTCAAACATCAGTGTTGTCTTAGCCAAGCCTCTAGCACAGAGATTAGCAATTCGTTTGTTCTCTCCAGCAATCTGATCCAGCATAGCAAGATGGACTACTGGCGTAAGGTTCTGCTCACCTTCTGAACCATTAACCAACTTGATAAAGTTCATGAACTTCAGTGCAAAGGCACTCGGCATATAATGCCCTGAGTTCAGATTGGCGTAGTCTACCGTGTTGAGCCAGTCATCTACAGTCTGCTTCTTCAATCCTTTAGATAGGATCAGCTCATGTAGAGCATCAGCTTCTACATCAGAAGAATGCAGTTCTGCTTCAAAGACTGGATCTACACTGGAAGACTGAGCCATGAGTTACCCTTTAAACCTATCATCCGTGCCTGAGTTACGGGCCTCGTATGCAATCAGAAAAGCAATGCAGCACCCTGCGTGCCATAGGTGGGACATGCCTGTTTCGGGGTCTGCTTTCTCCCCTTTCCACCAAGCCCACATATGCCGCATGAGAGCCCCAAAAGGACGGGACCAGTGCATGCCTTTTTCCCAATTCCGATCGGCATACTTATTGGCTCCAAAGGTTAGAACTGCCCCTACCCCTTCCATAAGTTCAGGGGGTATGAGCTCCATTCTGGTCTTATCGGAATCAAACTTCACACCCTCTTGGCCTGAGAGCATCGTCTTCTCATCTGCCCTGTAAGTATCTTCACACAGCACAGGCCCATGTTCAGTATCTCGTTGCTGGATGATGTTCACAGTGCTCAAAGGAATGAACATCTGATCCGCCGTATCCAGCGTACCATTCCGATCTCTACTGATAGGGCTTTCGACGCTCATATTCACGCCCCAGTTTGCTCGTTATCATCTGTGTAAAAGATAGCTTTCACAGCAAACATACTGGCTGTCTCAAGATGGGTCAGAGCAATGCTTTTACGCCGGCCGTTAGGCAACTTCTCAATCACGGCAGCAAGCTCATTGGCCTTACCTTTGATCGCATCAACCAGCTCATTATTGGATGGATTGAAGTCTTTTGCAGTTACATCAGTCTTCATTTCTTCACCTCTTCAGCTTCAATTGGAGTAATATCGATCGCCTTACCAAACCCTTGATGCGCAACCCTCTGGGTCTTCACACCCTTCCCAATCAGATCTCGTTGGGTCTCAGCCAAAGATGACAGCATGTCCTTCAACTCAGACATGCCATCGGTATCTTGCATCCCAATATTGAGCTCTACCTGCTTGGTCTCAGGCCGCTTCAAATGGGTCAGTAGAGAGTTTGCAGCCTCAGTCTGGACCTTCTCACTGTTGGCATGAGCCATGAGATAAGCCTGCTTATTGAGAGCATCCTGATACATGTGTTGGTTCAAGATCCATGAAGGAACCAAGGTCTGCTCCATGATCATATTTACCAGCTTACCCCTGCTGTAGATCGAGACGTATGCAGAGATATCCTTCTGAGTGGCTCCCCTTGCAACCAAGGCAGTCTGCCTCTTAGGAAAGGTCAGAGCATAGGCATCTTGGTTGGAATGACCCATCAGCTTGTAGCTCACGTAAGCTATCGCATTCAGGTAATCTTCCATCTTAAACCGACCCTCGGTCAGCACCTTGGTATAGGTTACAAAGTTGTTCCTAATCTGCTCAGCAATGTCAGGATCTCCCACCATCTGGTTCACCTTGTCCGTCAGCTCTTGAGTCGCAAAAGACTTCAAGTGAGGAGGCAAAGCAGTTGAGATCTCATCTATAGTTAGATCTTGGTTATACCCTCCAGGAACGGAGTTAGCATACACTTGGTTTGCTTTGGTATGGTGTGACTTAGGAGCCATTACTGAACCTCATCTACAGACGTTTCAGTCTTTAGAGTCTTTTATGTCCTATGGGTCAACTATGTATTTAAAGGGGATTATACTTAGTACATAGATAGTCTTAAGTAAGCAAGAGAGTCTTGTTGTATTATATTATTCTTACGCAGTCTTATACGTTAACTTCCTTATAAATTCTTCGTTTCACTCAGAATTTATGCGTCGTTAACTTCTAAGACTGCTAAGGTATGTAGGTTATATGTTCTCTATATGTTCCTTTATAGGATATTTTTGATCATATTTTTCATAGGGATTTTTATGATGGAGGTGTTCTATCTTACCTCTACACTATGAAGGTACCTGATAATAATAAACCTACCCCCCCGGTCTTCTGTTGGTAGTGGCCACAGGCCACCCCAGGCATTTAA